GTGAGATCTTAATTCTCACACTGAAGAGCAGAATAAAGATTAACATAATAGAAACATTGTCAAGGAATATCTGTCAATTTGATAAAAGAGAAACCCTGACCCATGGTGATAAGAAAAATGAAATCATAAGGGAACTACTGTTTGAAGCTAGAAAAAAAGAAGGCAGACGAATGTCATTATTCTTTAGTTTTGACAAAAGCAGATGGGGCCCATCCTTTGTCCCAATTCAGTTCATTTATCTGTTCACTCCGTTCAAGAAAGAGCTAGGAAACATGTTTTATTACTTAGTGAGCCAGCTCATATTGCATCAGAACAAGAAGTGTCTCCTACCCGATAGACTTATAAGAGCATGGGCATTAGATGAAGAAAACAATTTCCAACACAGAAAGGATAAGAACCTTCAAAATCTAAAACTCAAATTCATCAAGGATAAACTGTTGTACTTTGTCAATGAATCTAATATGGGCCAAGGGATATTACATTACACATCATCCTTGCTGCACGCATGTATGATTTCATTCAGAGATGAGTTGTACAAGATGAAATGTGAGCAATTAGGGTTCGATCATGATGATCATTCTGATTTGTTTTCATCTGATGATTCATTTACAATAATGTCAATTGAAATTTACAAGATGACCACGCTTCTGAAGAAAATAGATGTGTTCATGAGATGTCAAGAGGTTTCAGAGAGGTTGTTTAACTGCTGGACTTCTAGATCAAAGTCCAGTATAAATCCACTTATTGGTGAGTTCAATTCGCTATTTATGTCAAATTTGACTTTTTACCCAACATTGATCAAATTTGCAGTGGCTTCAGTTCACCCAGTGAACACTGATTCATTTTTCAGAATGGTGAAAGAATCATATGCATCCTCCAGACAAATTTTTGAGAATGGTGGCACTCTAGATTTATATATGATTTCACATCAGATGAATAAGAGATTTTGTGAGTCAATATATCACACCAATGTAGGAGGTCAAAATGATTTAGCACAAATCGGTGTGTTGAAGAAACCATATCAGGTGGGTGAATATCCGATATTCAATCCATCTTTGATGATAATGTTTGGTCCTGAATTTCATAATTACCTATTATATAAAGAACACTCAACAATGAACCCTGTAGAAAAGAGATTGTTCATTAATTCACACAAAGTTTTGAAGGGTGGCCTTGTAGAAACAATGGCGGAGATGGAAGATGGAGACACAATGTTAGGTGGACTATTGAGGATTGAAGCTAAGATAGGACCAATAAGGCAACTAGAGAGAATAAAAAGAGAATCTCTTATGAATCGTGAGGAGATTCAAAAAATGATTTTGGATGACCCCTTATTATTATTGAGAAGACCCAAAACTTTAGAAGAAATTAAGTTCAAAGTTTGTCACAAACTGTTTATCCCAGGTGCTAAAGAGGCAGTGAAAACTATCTGTTCATCCATTTATTATGGACGAGTTTCAGCTAGTGTTTCTGCAAAGGCATTTTACATCCCGAACTCAACTATAGAAACCAAAACATACATGGAGTGTTTACATCAACTCATTGATAATGAGACACAAACTGTAAATTTAGATGATCATATAAAGTTTTTGTATCCCAAATGGCCTGAGTATGAGCTCTTTGTTAATGAAGGCTTCAACCCAATTATACAAACCACAAGGAATGTTTTGGAGGTCCAAACCACTAGAGCCTTGTCAATTTTCAAAATTGGCACAAAGTTATCAAATTCCTTGTCTGACATTTTGTCATATATGTGGGAAGGAAAGACAGTCCCAGATTTCTCCGAGAACCGATATTTGAGAGACATACAAATAATAAAGAATTTTTACCCACTACTGAAAGACTCAATGCAGGAAACTTTATTACAGTTCAGTGGGGATCATGAAGACAAAATGAAAGGTCTTATCATGCTTATTATGAAGTTGTTTAGTCTGAGGGACAGGCAAATAAAAGCTATTATGTTTGGAGGATCCACAATTGACATTAGATCAACATACTTTGAATTGACAGAAAAGAACATACACATGTCTATGACTCATGAGGTTTCCTTTATTGATTCTGAGAAGCCTTTCTTGAGACGAACATACAATTCCATATATTCTAAGTACAATTATTATGTCCTAGCCGAATTGTCAGGGGAACACAAATTGGCAGATGCAGCATGGTCAGATGTCACAGAGGAGGAGATAAACCTACTACTGATGGACAAGTCTGTCAGTAGAGCCATAAAGAAAAGATTGTTTATGCCCTTATTATCAAACGATAAAATCACTGAAATTGAAGCATGGACCGACAAAACCAGTGTGATTTTACACTTCTGGGAGAATAGACAAAGACAGACAAAGGAAGGGAAATGGGTTGGCGATATGGATCTGATTATGTTCATGGGGAAGAAGAAAATGAGAATTATATATATTGAGAGTATCAATATGTACAAAATTTATAAAACTGATTTTGAAGAACCACAACTATTATTCGAATTTTTATCAGAGGCGCTAGATATCCTGGGAATAAAGGAGGATGACTTCATAAAAAAAGTCCCAACAGGAGACTGGATCATTAGGGATAATAAAATTTTGCATTCACCCAAGTCTGGATTCCTGATTGAAAACCTGTTATCAAATAATCCACCACTTTTTGAGGAGACAATGATGGATATTAACGAGACTTTGACTACAATAACAGATAAATTGGGAAAGAAATTGTTTAGCATACCAACCGGATTGATTCCTTGCACCTATGAAGATTTGGTGTTACCCGATTTTAAAGCGTACGGAATATCATTCATGAAAATATTGAAAAACAACATTTTCACAAAGAGTTTTGATTTGACCACCAAACCCAGGAAATTCATCAGAGAATTGATTGATGATCTGGATGTGAAGAAGCCTAAAGTTTCAAACAACACTAAAGAGAAACTGGGTTTATCTGAGAATTGGGATACAAAGAATGAATCTGACCCCTTAGAAATTGAGCTACAAGAAGAGGCTGATGGTGACCCAATAAATTTCTTTCTCTCAGTGACGGATGAAGAAATCAAATCATTAAAGATTGACTGGGACTATGATCCCTTATTTTCGTTCATAGATGAATTTAAAGCTTCAGATTTTTTTAATACAACAACCACTAGGACTGAGATCAGTTTCCCTAAACAAATTTTGAATAATGTGATGAATCTTAAATATGACTGTATATCCATGTTGTGCACTGATGCGGGACTGGTTAATAGCTCAATTATCAAGAGAGTAAATTCATTGCTGGGAAACAACAGACAGAACATAGTCTATTCTTTGATATCCAGATATGACAGATATGTTTCAGATCAAAGTATTCAATCACCTGATCAAGTGATAATGAGTCTAGATAATTATCTGGAGAGATTAGGTTTGATCTATGTTGATGGAAA